TGACAAGCTGGTAGACATGGGCTTTGAGGTGACAGCACGTTACCTTGATGAAGGTTGGGGATACATCGGTGAATACGTTAATGGTGATGACTGGTGTACTGATGACGTTGAGAGTGTTGCTGAACACTACCCTGAACTGGACGAGGAGTTTGGTATTAGTGAACGCATAGCTGAGTATCAAGATGAGGAAGATGTAGCATGACTAATGACTTACAACTTACAGACTATGAGCGTGGCTATCTGACTGCCTATTATGACACAGTTGTGTTTGATGCTATGGCAGACAGTTGTGATGAGGACTGGTTTGGTGTTCAGATAGGCGACAGGATGTTTGACCTGAACGCATGGGCAGATGAGGACACAGGAAAGTTTGTCTGTGTAGTTTATGACTGCATATGGGTGAACGATAATTGGCAGACAAACTCTGTCCAGAATGGATGGGTGTTGACAGATGAGGCAAGTGAATGAACTGCTGGAACTGTAAGACAGAACTTATCTGGGGCAGTGACTTTGACCTTGACCATGAGAATGAATACTATTCAATGATGACTGCCCTACACTGTCCTAATTGTGAGTGTGATGTAGAGGTATATTACCCAAAGGAGAATGAAACAATGACTGAATACACACCTTTCATAGAGTGGTGCCAAAGAGTAGGAGACAAGAAACATCTTATGCAACACATATCTGCATTGCTAGATGAGATTGATTTCCTGAGAGAACAACTGCAACCCCACGACACTGGACACATACACACTGCAATCGGTGTGCTAGAAAGTCGTGTAGATAAATTATGGGAGAGTATGAAAACATGATACAAGTAATCGGACAATTCGGTTGCGTCTATTGTGAATTGCTTTGCAATGACCTTGACCTGTATGCTATACCTTACAAGTACCGTGAACTTAATCCACGGCTGAAGCGTTGGTTTCGTAGGCGTGGGTACACAACAGTGCCACAGGTATGGTTAGACGGTGTACACATAGGTGGACACAAGGAGTTTCAACACTGGCTAAAGGAGCGAGAGAATGAATAGATTTCTAATTGACCATCATCCCGCTGGCATTGCTAAGTCATTGTGTGACAAGCATATTGTCAAGATGCCATTAGAAGAAGCACAGATGCTGTCCTTTGCTGTCAAGCGTTATCTGCCTGACATTGAAGGATTGCAGGGTGGTCCAAAGGCACACGCCAAGCACCCATGTACTCTATGGGCAGGTAATACACGAGCAAACTATATGTTCGGTTGCATGATGCTAGATGAGATGTCGCAGGAATACACAAGGCGATATGGCAAGGTACACAAGTGTTCTTTGCTCTTGCCACGGCTAAAGGAACTTGCTATACATATTCCAGAAGGTCAGATCACCAAGCATCCGCAGTGTTTTGGACAAGGTAATGACCATCTAAAGACTACAGAAACATGGCCTGTTGAGGCTTACAGAAACTATTACCGCTGGAAGTACGACACGACTGAGTGGTGTGGCAAATACAAACTGAGGGAAATACCAAGATGGCTAACAGAACGATAAAGATTGAACTGACAGCGGATGAGATGGATACCCTTGCCAGTAAGGTTGAGCATTACTGGATGATGTTTCATCCGTTTGGGTATGACACCCGACTTGACAAGCCAGCCTACTACGATAAGGATAGGAAGCTATGGGTTGCTGAGATAAGCAGACTTGAGAGTGCTGAGTGAAAGGAGAATCAAAATGCAGAAAAAGAAAATTAAGATTGAATTGGAAGGATACGAGATTGAACGTATTCGTAGCATCATCAATGCTATCAAGGATTTTAACACATCCACACACGATAAGGCACCCATTGATTATGATATTATTCGTGAGTTAGATGGTGCTGATGATTTTTTTGCTAGGCGTTTAGGTTTGTATCAGCCAAGCAGTAAAGACTTTGAACGAAACTGGTACGCTGATTATCAGTGGGATGAAGAGGATGCGGACTAATGTTTGCTGAAGCACTCGTATGCCTAGCACTCAATGTATATCACGAGGCACGTGACCAGCCCTTCATTGGGCAGGTTGCGGTAGCCCAAGTGGTAATGAACAGGGTCAAAGACAATAGATACCCTGACAACGTATGTGATGTAATTACACAAGGACCAACCTACTCATGGAAGCCTGACTTCCCTGTGCGTCATCGTTGCCAGTTTAGCTGGTACTGTGACGGCAAATCAGATGAGGTAAAAGATGAGAAGGCATGGCAGGAGGCAATGCGTATTGCACATGGCGTGTACTAGGGCAACCTAGATGACTTTGTTGAAGGTGCCACGCATTATCATGCAACCTACGTCCTGCCTGAATGGGCAGAAACCAAGACACCTATTGTACAAATAGGGCAACATATGTTTTACAGATGGGATTAGATAGGAGAACTATATGGACATTATTATTGGACTAGTAATATTTTTTATCCTAGCGGTCTTTACTTTATGATCTGCTAGTGATATAACACAGTAACAGTTAACGAACATGAAAGGAGAATTATCATGCCATTAGATTTTACACCACAAGAGATTGTACCTGAGAACCTGAACTTCCCTGTTGTCTTTGAGCAGACCAAGTTTGACAAATCAAAGTACGTCATCAACGGCAATACAGGTGAGTACCTTGGTATTGTAGGACACAAGTTTAACTGCGCCAGCCACGGTGACTTCTTCACTAAAGCACACAACGCAGTGTCTAAAACTCTTGGCGAAGAATACTGTGATAACATGAACATCAACTATAAGACCGCTCGTAACAATGCGTGGGCCATGATGGACATGGTTATGCCAAATGTTCTTCGTAAGATTGTCACAGACAAGCATAGCACTACCATTGCACCACGCCTGATTGCCCTACATGGCATTGATGGTTCATGTAGCAACATGGTCTTTTTCGGTGCTATCGACTTCTTTTGTACCAACGGCATGGTCACAGGCGACTACGACAAGATCAAGAAAAACAATACAGCAAACTTTTCACTTGACTTGTTTATCAAGGAACTAGAAACGTCAGTAAATGACTTCTATGCGACAGCAGACAAGTTTCAAGCATGGGCTGAGACAAGCCTGATGACTGTTGACGTTAAGGCATTGCTTGAGAGCATCATTAAATCTGACCGCAAGTCAGAGAAAATGTACGGCTTGTATAATCAAGAGGTCAGTGTTCGTGGTCGCAACGTATGGGCATTGTATTCTGCCTTCACTAACTACGCCACATATGCTGATGAGCGTAATGGGTTCAACCTTCGTAACACTGGCAATGACACACAGGCTGAATCTATGTGGGCCAGAGAGCATGAGGTTGCTAAGTGGATTGACTCACCGCAGTTTCGGAGTATTGCTGCATGAAGGTACTCAAGTTAGTAAATGATTACTACAAATCGTATGATTTCAGGAACATACGAGATGAAACTAAGAAACAGTATGAATATTTCATAAATGTTATGCTTAACACTGAGGTGGACGGACAGGCTCTGTCCACTCTCAACATCAATGATCTAACCACTCGCATGGCTAAAGTTGCTTACGATGGCTGGTGTGAAAAGGGCATTCATATGGCAAATCATATCATGTCTGCATCCAGTATTGTATTCAATCACGGTCTGAGAATGGAACTATGTACAATAAACCCCTTCTCAAACGTGCGTAGGAGAGCCGCTGAGAGGCGTAAGACAGTTTGGAGTAGGGAGGATGTCAGAAAGTTCTTAGACACCGCCTACGGCGATTTTAGCACTCGTAACATCGGTCTTATTGCACACATGGCATACGAATGGTGTCAGCGGCTTGGTGATATGCGCCTTTTGACTTGGGATAACATCGACTTTGACACAAAGACTATGCGTCTTGAACAATCAAAGCGTAAAGCGGATGTTCATTTGCCTATTTCAGATGACTTGTGCGATATGTTGTCGCAGCAACATGATGATTTTGGGTTTCAGAAGTACATAGCACCAAGACCTAATCCAATTAACGGTGAATACAGACCCTATTCACTGCAAAAGTTGCCTCTATTTGCCAGAAGGATCATGGATGATGCAGGTCTACCTAAAGAACTACGTTTGGCTGACCTTCGGCGTACAGGAACCACAGAAATGGTTGAGGCAGGTGTTGGTATGGCACAAATCATGTCGGTTACTGGACACTCTAATCCAGCGTCAGTAAAACCTTACATGAAAAATACTTTAAAAAGTGCAAATTTTGCATTGACTGAGAGAAAAATACATGGTAAAAGCATACCAAGTGCCGCAAAGGAAGGTGTATAATATGTATAACTATAATAACACTTATGTGTATAAATACATAAATGAATTAAACATACCTAATGGAACTACAAAAAGAATGGTATGTCCTAACTGTGGAGAGAGGACATTTTCTGTGACCAATAACATGGGTTCTCTTTTGTGGAATTGTTTTCGTGCTAGTTGCGGCATCAAAGGTGGTGACAGAGTTCATCTATCTGTAGATGACATCCGTAAAGGTTTTACTGGAGTAAAAGAATTTGCTGAAGATACATTTGAGTTACCAACCTATGTAGTTTCTAACAGACACCCTAGACACTTGGTTAAGTGGTGTGCTGAGTGGGGCATTAATGAAACAGAGTTAGGGCTTCTGTATGATGTAAAGGAAGATCGTGTTGTGTTTCCTGTGTATCATAATGGAAAGATTGTTGATGCCACTGGTCGTGCATTAACAAAAAGATTACCTAAATGGAAAAGATATGGAAAAAGTGGCTTGCCATACTCGTATGGTTGTGGTAAAGTCGCAGTTGTTGTTGAGGACTGTGTGAGTGCAGCCGTTGTTGGTTACGGTTCCTTTGTTGGGGTTGCGCTTCTTGGTACTTCTTTACAGGAATCGCATAAAGGATTTCTTACGCAGTTCTCAACAGCCGTAATAGCATTAGACCCCGATGCACTGAAGAAAAGTTTTATAATGGCTAAAGAATTAAGAGGCTATGTAGACAACGTAAAGATACTAAAACTGAAAGATGATTTGAAGTATCGTAACCCCGAAGATATGGAGAAATTAAATGGAATTATCACTGATTAGAAGTCTTATGGACAGATCGTTTTACGAAGATCATCGTGGTGCTAAATGCCCAAACAGGTTATTCAGCAAAGATGTTCGGCGTATCAAAGAAACTATTGACAATGCTATGGATCGTTACGAGCGTACTGTAACACCAGATGAAGTTGAGGCATTGTTTATGTCAAGTAATCCAACTATGACTACGGCACAGAAAGAGGCATTCTCTTCTTTGTTCAACAAGATCAAGAAGGAACAGCCAATGGGTAGTGACGTTGCGCAGGAGGTTTTATCTAAACTGTTTCAACAGGTGATTGGCGAGGACATTGCTAATCTTGGTGTTGACTATGTTACAGGTGACAAGTCTAGCCTAGAGCCTCTGCGTATGTTGCTTGAACAGTATGGTGACGACTTTACACCAAACCTAAATGTAGAATGGGATGACATCGACATTGAGACACTGCTACAGCGCAATGATCTTGAGGCACGTTGGACATTCAATATCCCTAGTCTAACCAGAAAGGTTGAGGGTGTTAACGCTGGTCACTTGATTGAGATTGGTGCTAGACCAAATACAGGTAAGACATCCTTTCATGCCAGCCTGATTGCCAGCCCCGGTGGTTTTGCACATCAGGGTGCTAACTGCATCATCCTGTGTAACGAGGAAGGGTATCACCGTGTGGGTGCCAGATACCTTACAGCCGCAACTGGCATGACGATGCGTGAGATTAAGGCTAATCCATCTAAGGCACGAGACTTGTACGCACCTGTGAAGGAACGCATCAAGATCAAGGACGCCACAGGTCGTGATATGTCTTGGGTGGAGAGCATCTGTAAATCCTACAGACCTGACATCGTTTTGCTAGACATGGGTGATAAGTTTGCCAAGACAGGTGGCTTTGCTCGTACAGATGAAGCACTGAAGGCAAATGCAGTACACGCTCGTCAAATTGCTAAAGCATATGATTGCGCCGTATTTTATATGTCTCAGTTGAGTGCTGACGCAGAGGGTAAGGTTCTACTTAATCAGAGCATGATGGAGGGATCACGCACAGGTAAAGCGGCAGAGGCAGACCTTATGGTCCTGATTGCTAAGAACCCTGTTGTGGATGGTCAGGATGAAGAAGATACGCAGCGTCACTTGAATGTTGTAAAGAATAAGTTGACAGGGTGGCATGGTGTGGTACATTGTGAACTTGAATATCAGACAGCAAGGTATACAGTGTAATGCAACAGGAACTGTTTGGCGATACGCCATTCTTCGACACTAAGTCTGAAACGAAAAAGTGCAGTAAGTGCAAGAATGAATTACCACTAAATGCTTTTTCCGACTGTCATGGTGGAACGTACAAACGTCCTGAATGCAAAAAGTGTATGCGGGATATGGCAAAATCGAGAGAGGCTATACGAAAGCAGTACGGTATGCCAGATGAGGATACATATAAATGCCCAATCTGTTTGGGAAGTTCTGAGGAAGTAGGAGATTTACAGAACCGTACAGCTTGGGTATTGGATCACTGTCATAAAACTAATACCTTTAGAGGGTGGTTATGTCATAAATGTAATAGGGCATTAGGAAATTTTAATGACGATATAGGTATATTACAAAGAGCGATAAAATATTTGAAAGGAACCAACAATGAAACTAACACTTGATATAGAGAACACAGTCACTAATCGTGACGGTAAAATGCACCTTGATCCATTTGAGCCAGAGAACTCACTGACTATGGTTGGTATGCTCAATGACCAAGGCGTTGAGCGTATAGTCACATTCGATCACAGTGAGGTAGAGGCAGATGATAATGGACACCTATTGGTACAGGAGTGGCTGGACGCAACTACTATCCTGATCTGCCACAACGCCGCATATGATTTACTTTGGCTATGGGAATCTGGCTTTAAATACGATGGCCCTGTCTTTGACACTATGCTGGCAGAGTATGTACTGCAGCGTGGACAGAAAGAACCATTGTCACTTGAGGCTTGCGCTGAACGATATGAACTGGCTACACAAAAGCAGGATACACTGAAGGAATACTTCAAAAAGGGATACAGCACTCGTGATATTCCTCATGATGAGTTATCTAAGTATCTCTCTGCTGACCTTCATGCTACTCAGCAATTATCTGACAAACTGTATTATCGTCTTAATACAGAAGAGGACAGCACTTTGATGAACACTGTTCTATTAACAAACGAAGTGGCTGTCCGTCTTGCACGTATTTATCAGAGAGGCTTTGCAGTTAACATGGATGTTCTTGATAGTGTGCGTATTGAATTTGAGGAAGAGAAAAAGCAGTTGACTGAAGACTTGCAGTCTTACGTGCGTAAGGTAATGGGTGACACACCTATCAACCTCAACAGCCCTGAACAATTGTCTTGGGTTATTTACGGACGCAAGGTTATTGACAAGCAGGACTGGGCATCCAAGATTGACCCATACATGGATGACTCTGAGTTCCGTAGCATGGTTTCATCTGGCACAGAGAAGATGTATAAAACAAATGCAGTGCAGTGTCGCAGTTGCAATGGAACTGGATACATTCGCAAGATAAAGAAGAATGGTCAGCCTTTTGCAAAACCTAGTCGTTGTCCAGATTGTAATACGGCAGGTTTCTTATTTGTACCAACAGATATAGCGGCTGGCTTTAAGTTCAAACCACCTTCACCTAAATGGGCTAGTGCCAATGGGTTCACTACTAGTAAGATTAACCTTGAGATACTAGAGGGTGCAGCAAGGACTAAGGGCATGGAAGATGCCACAGACTTCTTGAGCAAGGTTCGTAGGCTTAGTGCAGTGGATACGTACCTTTCATCTTTCGTTGATGGCATTAAAGCATATGTTAAGCCTGATGGTAAACTTCATGTGCGATTACTGCAACATCGAACTTCCACTGGAAGGTTCAGTGGTGCTGATCCGAATATGCAGAATATGCCACGTGGTCAGACGTTCCCTGTAAAAAAAGTGTTTGTATCTCGCTGGGAAAATGGTAAGATACTGGAGGCTGACTTTGCTCAACTAGAGTTTCGTGCAGCCGCATATTTATCACAAGATGGAGTTGCAATTGAGGAAGTTTCTACTGGATTTGATGTACACAGTTACACCGCTGAAGTTATTACCAATGCTGGTCAGCCTACGGATAGACAGACTGCAAAAGCGCACACGTT